CAACCGCAAATCCGCCGCTTCTGGCAACCGGCAGCGCCGACAAGACCGTGAGATTGTGGCTGCTGTCATCCGACTACTCGTCTGCGACTCGTGTGGCTACTCTGGATGAGAGCAATGGAGGGCACACAGGCTGTGTCAACTCTGTGGCGTTTCACCCAACCGCAAACCCGCCGCTTCTGGCAACCGGCAGCAGCATCGACAACACCGTGAGATTGTGGCTGCTGTCATCCGACTACTCGTCTGCGACTTGTGTGGCGACTCTGGATAAGAGCAACCGCAGGACTGTTTGGTCTGTGGCGTTTCACCCTACGGCGTCGCTTCTGGCAACCAATACAGGGAACATATGGAACTGCAGGCATTTGACTAACCGGGGTCAACTTGCGATAGCGGCGCGAGGGTTTGGCGCAATGTCAAGACTTATTGCCCAAAGACTGGGTCATGACCCATCAGTACATCCCACACTTACATTTAAAAGGAACCTTTTGAAGGGTATAATTGCTAACACCACAAAAAAATCGTTGGCGCGTATGTTTGAATCCACCGATATAGCGGACCGGTTGAAACGATATTTCTCCCATGGCGCACGTGCGCCTGGCATGCACGGCATCATGCGGAGTAGTAAACTTGCGTTTCCACAATTTCCTTTGCAGAGTAAGCATGTGCTGACATTAAAAAATGGCGAAAGTCCAAAGGGGTCCACAGTTCAAAATGGTTCTAAAAGCCCAAATGGTTCTAAAAGCCCAAATGGTTCTAAAAGCCCAAATGGTTCTAAAAGCCCAAATGGTTCTAAAAGCCCAAATGGTTCTAAAAGCCCAAATGGTTCTAAAAGCCCAAAAGGCCGTAACGGTGGTTCAAGACGTAGAAAAATAAAGGCAAAAAATAAATCTGTAAAAAAAAATAAAACAAATTAAATTTTTTATAATATTATACAAAATACAATACAATACAATACAATATAACAACAAACCATGCAACCAGATTTGCACAGATTTAACACAGGAGATATTCTATTATACAATACCACCAAACACTGGTACTCTCGTATGATCGAGTGGTTCACAAGTTCGGACTACAGTCATATAAGTATTGTATTGCACCGCCCTACGTGGTTGGATGAAAGCCTGTGTGAAGAGGAATATTATGTATTAGAAAGCGGCAAAGAGACGTTTCCCGATGCAGTTTCGGGTGAATTCAAGTTCGGGGTGCAGATATGTCCGCTATCCAAAGTATGGGCTGAGTATGTGAACGGGGACAATGGACACTTGTATGTGCGTCGTATCTGGTTTTCGTCTGATCATGATGGTAAACGTGCCATGATAGAAGGGATAAAAACTGCGTATTTGAAAACCAAGAGCTGTCCGTATGACCTGAACCCAATCGATTGGATTAAATGCTACTTTGATGAATCCAAGACATTGGAACAAATCGACGCATCGAACCAATGTGTTCAAAAAACAACGTCATTTTGGTGCAGCGCATTGGTATCATTTATTCTGGTCGCGGGCGGATTTTTGGATAAGACGGTGCCGTGGACGGTGATTACTCCATATGATTTCAGCGCATTTTGCAAACAGCCACGCCTTGCGTTTAAGGGCTGCAAGTTTGATCCGGAAATAAAATTATGTTGAATAAAGATAAAGAATAAAATAAAATGATTCCAAATATTAATTTAATTAGAATACGTGCCCGAACCATCGTAACAAACACGCACCGAATAATATATAATATGATATATTATATATATTATGTGTGAAAATCACTTAAACAGACATTCATAGTAGGTGTATAACAACAACCACACCACACACGCTCTCAAAATGGCCAAAGTTGCTTCTGCTTCTACCCCCGCTTCCGCCGCTCCTTCCGGTTCGGCCGCCCAATCTTCCGCTTCCGCCGCTCCTGCTGTTGCAGCTGCCATTGTAAAGCCCAAGACTCCTAAGCCTGCTGCTGCATCCCCTGCGCCCGGCGCTTCTGCCGGCGGTGCTGCTGCTGCCGCCCCCAAGCCTAAGGTCGTTAAGCAGAAGCCCGCTGTTGCCGCATCTGCTGCATCCCCCGCAGCGGCTTCTGCCGCCCCTGTCGCCGCTGATGCCGCTGCAGCGGTTGTAGTCTCTGCCGACAGCGGCCTGTTTGCCGCATCCCATTCCAAGCTGCAGACTCTCGTGTCCGCTCTTGCATCTCTTCGTTCAGAGCTTCGCGGCATTGAGCGCCAGGTTGAGCGCGAGTTGCGCGCAGCACGCAAGGCCACCGAGAAGAAGCGTCGCAAGAATATCAATCGCCAGCCTTCCGGCTTTGTCAAGCCCACTCTGATCTCCAACGAGCTTGCTGCCTTCCTTGGCAAGAGCAACGGTTCTGAGATGGCCAGGACCGAGGTTACTCGCGAGATCAACACCTACATCCGTGACAACAAGCTCCAGGACAAGGACAATGGTCGCCGCATTCTTCCCGATGCCAAGCTGAAGAAGCTTCTCAAGTTGAAGGATGGTGATGAGCTGACCTACTTCAATCTTCAGAGGTTCATGTCTCCTCACTTCTCCACCGCCGCCAAGGTCGCTGCCGCTTCCGCTGCCGCCAAGTAAAGTATAAAGTAGACTTTTGGTATAAAGTAGACTTGGATTTTAAACTTTAAATTCGAAATAATTATTAATTATAACAAATTAAAATCAATATAAAACCGTAAAAATAAAAACTAAAAAATATAAATTATAATGAATTAATGGAAACCGAATATAAAAATGAGTATTGCCGAAATTCGGTAACTCATTTTTAATTATTATTAATAATAATAATAATCGTATTATTGTGCATCCGGAAGTTTTCCAGAATTAAAATTACTCATCAATTTATTTATTTTTGCATGTATTTCGTTATACAATTTGCGTGATTCTGACTTCATATCTCTATTTAAAATGCGGCCAGTTGAAAGTATTTTCGATTTAAAATCTCTGATTTGTTGTGGTAGTATTCGCTCAAGTTCAGACTGCTTGGTTTTGATTTGTGCTTCCAAAACCTTAATTTGTGTTTTTAGTTCTGTATTTTTATTATCCTTTGCTTGTATTTTTGCATCTCTTAATACCTGAGCATCGTTTCTTATTTCATCGGCAATTTGTGCTGATCTGGTTTCAAATTCAGCATGTTTAGAAGCATTTTCGCTTTCAAAAGCTTCTTGTTTTTTCTTATGTTCGTCCTCCAACGTCTTGATTTTAGTTTCCGCATCTGCTTGTAGTTCCGTCTTTTTATTTATATACAACTGAATGAATTCTTTAGTAAGTTGTTTATCATTGGTGGCAATTAGAGTTCGGAGTGCATTTAATTCTGTTTGAATTTTTTCTATCTTATCGTCATCTCTTTCGAGAGATGGAGTTGAACGGCCTGACGCATCGGATGACGGTGTTGGAGAAGGAGACATACGAGGAGATGAATCCGGAGCAGGTGCGACAGTAGCCCTGCTAAGAAAATTCCACTTAAACCTGTCGTTTAAAAAACCGCCCTTAGTCATCGTGCGATGCCTGGTTCGTCGATTGGCATTGTTGTTTCGATTCGTGCGGCGAACTGCTCGTCTACTTGCTGCAGTGCGTCGTCGACGAAGTCTGCCTAAACTTTTACTACGCAGTTTATATTTCCTTGTAACCATTGTGTAATTTCAATAACTTCGTTTATACTATATTATATATATTATAAAAAAAGAAATCATAATAAAGATAAATGTATAATAAATAGTAGTATTAATTAATCACAGATACAACAACACATACGAGATACGAATAAAATGAACAATAATAAAAATAATAACAATAATAACATTAATATGGGTCATCCGGTCACAATTACAATTGGTATTTCGTGCACTGTGTTTGATTCATACCAAGATATGCCGCTTACATTATCACAGCCATTTATAAATGAGGTTTTGAACATGAATTCCAGCGACGGAATGGAAACGTTATCTCGGCACATTTGCACGCATGCAATAAGCGTCATTTACGAAGATTTGGCTTTGCACAATGATCAGAAAAAAATAAGACAGTTGCTACAAAGGGTGCAACTGTTTCACATCCACGGCCGAAGTGCGCGCGATATTATTTATCCGTCGAATTACGATGACGCGCACGCGCATCATGGAACGCATGTATATGTATGCACACATTGTTAACTAAATCATGATGATATCGTGCAGGGTCGGGGTGACTGAATATTTTTGATACTATTATAATATTATATTTATTATACAAAATATATAATAATTATAATTATAATATAATAGTAAAATAAAATAATTTATCGACGCAATGATACTGTTGATCAACAATAAGCGGTCATTAAAGGAGTATGCGCCATCTGTTAATACGAAACTAACATCAGTTCCTAAGTTAAAACGCGCATTGAACCATCTTCGTTTAAAATTCCATGAAGTAAAAGGGGTTGACGAACACTTGTTAGATCCGTCGTCGCAATTGCATCGACAAATCACAGGCGTCATTATATCGGGGAGTTCCATGAAGCTGAGTCGCGATTTGGATATATCGCAGTATGTGCACATATTGCGATACTTGCAAGCGTTCAGCCATTTGCCGGTGCTCGGAATATGTTTTGGAGCGCAGTTGCTCGTATGTTTGTATGGCGGAAGCGTAATCGACCAGGGCAAATACATTTGCGAAAAACTACCGGTCCGCATTTTGCCTCGAAATACATTGTTCGTGAATGGCGCAACTTCTGCAAGTATTATCAATCCAATGTTTTGTTTTTCAGACCTACCGGTAATTCATGGTCGCAAACGTATAACCCCTATTGCCTGGATGAAATATAAAAATAATGATACTGAAACTGAAACTCCGGTAGCGTTTGAATTTGAAAAGGGTCAAGTATATGGCTGTTTATTCCATCCCGAATGGTGCGAAGACACGTTTTTCATTCTCTCAAATTTATTTCATATCTCGTAAATTAAATATAAATTATGAAGAAACTTCACTGGACAGCAAGTATTTGGCAATCATGGTATTGGATTCCAGGACTTTGCGCGGGCACAGGGCCGCAAACCATTGATACGCCGTGCGTTTCAGAATTTCGTCGGCTGGAATATAGATTCCGAGCGCGTCCGGTGACATGACGAAATCTTCTTCGCTGAGTAAATGTTCTATAAGAATCGGTTTCGCGGTGCGCATATTCTTGCAGCCCAAATCGGCAGCCGAGATTTGCCCGATTCGAAACGTTTTTGAATCCGGGTCGGCGGCGGCGGCACCGGTCGCCACGTCCGCCGCATGCATCTGCCCGAAGAACCAGCGACCGGGTTCACCCACGAAATCAAACTCGCTACTCGAGTCCATAGAAACGGCGCGCTCCAAGTGCGCGATATATGCGCGCATTGCGGGGCTTTCGCGTCGGCAGCCCATAACGCGGGTTGACGGGAAAAACCGGACCTGGGATGTCACGCTGGTTCGAGCGGGCATTTCGCCCACGAACGCGTCGTATTTATCCGAATACTCCTTGTATTTCGGGTAAAGGTCGCCGAAGCAGATGAAGGACGCGGGCATCACCAGACCGCCGTAAAGCGCCAGCAAGTTCGCCATCGCCAGTTCGCGCAAATGCCCGCTGAGCGGTTGCGGCAAGTTGTTCACTTTGGTAGCCCAGCCGGGAATCACTTTATGGAACGACGAGTCGTCGATGAGACACACGTTGAACGATTCGCCGCATTTCTGAATCAAGCTGCGAATGGTGAGGAACATGTAAGGTTGGTTCAGTTCCATGGACGTGCGCGAACCGAACGATTCCCAGTTGCGCGTGTTCTTTTCGATATCAACGTGAATCCACAGTATCGGTTTCTTGCTGGATGCTAAAGATGCGTCATTAATCAAGTATTTTTGAATCATGTCGTAATCGCTCATTAGGTCCCGAGACTCCTCTTTTTTTTTGTATCGGTCGTAAAGCACGCCGATCGTCATGAGCACGCCATATGCCACAAACAGTTTCACAAGATCTGCGGTTTCTATCATTGTATTTACGTATTTACGTATTTATTGGTGGTATGTATTGTATATTATATATTGTTATTATTGTTATTATTAGATTATTAGTATGTATTATTTGAATTTAAATTTAATTTCGGAAAATAAAACAAATATCATTATTGCAACGATGCCGATTATGCCTAAAATACCATATTTCTCATAATTATATGTTACATTTTGCGGGGCAGTTGTAATAAAATTTACCGTGTGGTCTCCTCTTGCCCCCAAATAATACAACAATATTGTGATTGCGATGGATGCAGTGCTTATAAACAATTTGTTCATGGTTGATTTGAATTTATATTGTTGAAATATATTTATTTTCATCGTCAATTCCCGATGGTTTGAAATTCTCTCATAAAACGACGGTTCATATCGCGCGCGATTTCGTCCTGTCGGGCCATCTGGTATGCGCGATGCGTGCTTTCCTCCACGTCGGCGATACGCGCGCGCTCCAGAATAGCGGCGGATTCCGCCTTTGATAGCGGGGCAGGTGCAGCCGCACTCGAACGAAACGTTTTAAGTTCGTGCTCGTTCTTGAATTGGCGCACGCTTTTAAAATCGGATTCCGTCACGGGAATCAGCGTCTCGGTATGCGCGCGCTTTAAATCTTCGAATTGCAGCTGCGACTGAAATGAGCTGGATCCATTCCCGCCCGCCGCTTCCAGCTCGGAAGACGCAACAAGCGCCAGCCGGTCGCGGATTCGGTTACGTTTGCGTTCCATCTCGCGCATTTGGGTTGCAGACCATGCACCACTCGACGAAGACGTGTTTGTATCAACCGCATCGTCACTCGCGTCACCATCTTGATTTGCATCATCATCGGTGCCGCGAAACCAGTCTTCATACCCGTCTTCGCTCGAGTCAGGGACGCGGTATTTTTCAAATGCGCTATTGAACCAGCGGTTGAAATCACCGTGCGACATTTTTGCAAGTTTGGCACGATGATCGGATGCCGCCAAACACGATGATCCCGATGAGTTTTCGCTTCCAAGCGTGTCGGCCGAGCACGCAGCCGATTCGCCGTCGGCGATGAGTTCGGCGTATTCCTGCACGTGGCCGTAACCCTGCGCGCGCTCGTGTCGCATGGAATATATTTGATACAGAATGCGATACGCTTTGGTGAAGAAGAGGAAATACTCTTTGGGCAGATTGCATTTATCGGGGTGCATTTTCAGCACTGTGCGTTTGGCAGATTTTAGGTGGTCTTCTGAAAACGCGACCGGTATTGAAAACAGTTTCAATATGTCGGTTAGAGTGTAATTTCTGATATCGGTATCTAAATCCATCGCAAATATAATATAAGATATACCCCTACAATATATTTTATATTTATAATGTTATTTATCCATTTTTCTATTTTTATTTTTATCTAAGAAATAGTTTCATTCATATATCGTTCCAGTTCGCTTCCCTCGTAATACGGAATACTTTCCTTTCCGGTCATGATTTTCACCGTTTTCCATAAACGAATAAACACATTTTCGCTGACATACGGAACCCCGTATTTTTTACACACGGTCTCAACATCCTTCCGAATAAGTTGATATTCGTAGAGCGACATATCCGGAAATAAATGGTGCTCGATTTGATAATTCAACCATCCCTGCAAATAGTCGACGCAGTTGCTACCGCTCGTATAATTTGCAGATGAAATGCACTGGCGCAACAACCATTCGTCGCTCTTACCCTTTACAGATGTTTTATACAAGTACATGTCTCCGCCAGAGTGGTTGGGAACAATGATTACAAAAGTGTGAATATTGCACACTATGTCGGCCAGCACGTAATTTGTGACAACGTTTGTAATATGTGCATACGTGAACATGTCAGGAAAATAGTGGTGCATCGCATAAAATGGTATAAAACATGCCACTCGATAAAACAATACTGGCAATAGCACGAGATTGAAATATT